TATTAACTTTTGTATAAGCCACACCTTCTTCAATTAAAAATGTTTTATTAGCATTTAAGTTATTAGCTGCTTTAACTCTGTTTGAATTAGTAGTAAACGTGTTAGTTCCTGTTATACTTGGTAATGTTCCGTCTTGCAAAACTTTAAAATCTATAACAGCTACCATATCATCTAATAAATCTTTGATCAAATTTGCTTCTGTTATAGTTGCAAGAAAAGCTTTACTTTGCGATTCTGTATTACCAACAGATGCTACAACATCTTCGCCTGTAATCAAATCGTCTGTTATATTTTTTATTCTTCCTAATACAGCTCTTGTCTTTGGAGCATCATTAGATAAAGCATCAATCGGTGGGTTAGCCACAACTGTAACTGACCTAAGCTCCTCACCTAAAATAGCAGTTCTAGCTGGAACTATGATAGGCAAAATTTCTTCATAGGTTCCAGTATAAACTTTAATAGTAGTATACCCTGAATAACCATCGTCAGCCATTTCGGTAGCAAACTTAATTGTTCTATAAGGTTTAAAGTAATTTGTTCCTCGTTCCGGATCGTCTGGATCGTCTACACCGTTAGTTCTAACGTGAAAAAATCTTTGAACATCTCCAAAGCTTTGCCATTCGAATGTTCCTTCTGTGCTGTCTAAAACAGTTAAAGTATGATCTTTTGATCCTATAGGAATTCTAACTGGTCCGGCAGTACTAAAGTCATTTTGTGCTGCGTTTAGCAAATTATAGGTTAATAAATCACCGACCTGATCAAGACCGCCTGGTTGATTTTGAATCACCACAGACCAGTAAGATGATTTCATTAAATCAGTATTTCCTGGAAATGAAAATGGATCAGCATCGTGAGAAATGCCAGCACTATAAGCTGAACCTTTATAATATACTACATCATTAATACTATAAAATGCATCATGTTCCCAGTTACCTCTAAATTGATTTCCTACAATAACTGGTTGCCAATGGCTTTCATCTAAATAATCTGTTGTGCTGCCATCGTCAACAGAATCTGCAAGGGCAACATATACCGATCCGCCACGTTTTACTAAGTCACCTTTTTTGTAATTTTGTGTTGAAATAAAATTACCTTTAAAGTTGTGTCCGTGTACCAGTACAGTCCAGTTCGAGTTTCCACTAGGATATAGTGCAGAATCTCCTGGCTCACTATTAAAGTTATTCTGTAAAGCAATATAGATATAACTGCTTAGACGAACAACATCTCCCACAGCATAGTATGTTGATGCACTCCAATCTGTTAAAAAATTCGAACCAGCAAATGCAACTGTGAATTTATTAGAAGTTATTGCACTCGGTGTTGAGCTCGATGTATGTTCGTCTATACATTTAAGAATTGTTCCGCCATATTTTACATAGTCATTAAGTCTATATCTTGTATTAGAAGTATATGAACCTTTGTATTCCGATGTTTTATTAACAATTTTCCAAGTTTCGAAAGTACTGTCGTCTACATTATCACCTGTACCTCCTGGAATACCTGCTGCGGATGCTGTATGTTCTTTTATACACTCATAAACAATGCCATTATATCTTATAACATCTCCTGGTTTATATCTTGTTGTTACAGTCCAATCTGAAATATAGTTATGACCGGCAGCATATATTGTCCAGTAAGCCAAATCACTATCAAGGTATGTTCCTGAAGTATTGTCTGTTATACAAAGATATAAATTTCCTCCATTAGAAACAATGTCTCCACCGATGTATACAGTACTAGCTGTCCACGCTCCTTTAAAAGTATATCCACCGGTCATTCTTGACCAAGCAGGACTAGCATATGTATCTTCGGGATTTACTTTAAAAGTTTGTGCTGCATAAAAATCGTTAGATAAGTGAGCTCTTATGCAACTCCAAGTTCCTCCAGCGTAATAAACTACATCATCTAATCTATACTGTTGACTTGGTTGCCAGTTGCCTATCCATCTATAGCGCAATCTGCTTATTTTAAACTCTGCCATTGTTAATTCCTGGAGTGATCTTTATATTTATATACCTGTTGGATATACATATTTTTGATTAATTCTTACTACAAACGTTCCATCCTCGGCGATATAATAATAGATAGAACGTTTATCCCATCTATATTGACTAAAATACAAGTTAGAAAATAAAATCTCGTGTTCTTCGTTTACATTATCTACATAATCTAAGCCGTATTCAAATTCTACATAGTCGTCGTCTGGAGGTCCTGGATTGTTAATCACAATCGTTTCTCCAGTTTGTAAAAGGTTTTCTCTAGTTAGATATAATTCACCGTCTTGAGTTCTTCTAATACCATAAAAATACTTAGGTGAATCGTCGCCTAGTAGTGCGTCATCTGCTCCAAATATATAATTTCCAGACATTTTTTAATCCTTATATAAGTTCTGCGTAGCTTATCACAGCATCAACGCTTTCAGCAACATCACTTACAATTCTTAAAGAACAATTTTCTGCTAAAATTAGTTTTTCTCCGTTAGTTACTACCTTAATGCTCGAATTAGGAGGAATAATAATTCCTTTAACAAGATATGCCTCGGTACTTGTAGCATCAACTACTGTAATACTAATGGTTGCGTTATCTTCAGTTGTATTGGCTAGATTACAACCGATAATCGTAAAACGATTTGTACCGGTTGTTTGTAAGATGTCTGTAGCAGTTGTACCTACATTTTTCACTACTTTTGTTCTAAAAAAGGTCGCCATAGTTTATCCAAAAAGCTTATCTTGTATTTATTAAAAATAAAATAATAGCTTTTTTACTTAGCGGTCAAAACCACTAATTACGTAAACATTTTTTATAGTAGGAACACTGCTACCAAAATGTATCCAAGCGCCTGCGGTATATCCTATAGGATCTTGCAATATTTCATAATTTATATTAGCTACTTGAATTACGTTTTCCACTATTACCAAAAGTCTTTCTGCTATCTCTGTAGATGTAAGACCCGAACCTGATCCTTCTTTTTTGAAATCAAAAGGATTTACAGTTAGAGGACCAAACATATCTCCTCCAGAGTGAGAAATAAATGATTGAAAAGATATAGAACTAGGTTCCTTAAATTTGACTTTGCGCCATAACGCATTTCCTGTCGAATCATTACCTTGATAAGCTTCTAACTCATAGGTATCTGAGTTATATCTTATCATTCCTTCCACAGGAGTCCCTGGACGATCAGCTGTTCCACCTTTAGGAATTAATAAGCTGATCTTTCCATCCATAGTTACTCTACCGTCTGTTTCAACGGCCACACTTTGATCTTTTACATTTCTAAAATTAAGCTGACTCTTTTTTAGAAATTTCATTAACTTACCCTAAATGAACTTACAGTTACCACTAATCTATCATTAGCAGACGGGCTTGCCACCAAATAATCACCTGTAGTTAATACTAATTTTTCTGTATCAAATGTAAATGTTTCACCAGCAGGAACAGTCAAACTATTAATTAATTTCATTGTATTTCCAGTTTCTTGACTATAAGCTGACAGGTCTAAGTTGGCATCATTTGAATCAATATTACAAAATATTAAACAGGTTACTGCGTGTTCTTGTACATCGGTTACAAGCGTACCTGGACAAGTAAATATTGTGGTTCCTCCTGTTAGTAATGCTGCGTTACGAATTGCCATTGTCTTGTCCTTAAAATATCATACTAAATCCTAGAGCTCTTCGTCTACTTACTAATTCGTCACTTGCTGTTGGATTAGAAAAGTATAGACCAGTTTTGCCCATACCTAATGTAGATTTACTATAAAGGACATTATAATTACTATTACTACTTGGAGCCGATGCTTGGTTATCTAGTTGCAAAACTCCTGAAGTTTCTAAGTCTGAAACTATCCTAACTTTGCCAGTTCCACTAGGATCAATTTCAATATTACGATTAGCTACCCCTGTTACACTTATGGTAGCATTTGCGCCGCTACTTGAAATTTGAAGATAGTCGGTACTTACAGGAATGCTTAAATTGTTTGAATCAATTTTTGCTCTTTGAACATTATCAACTTTAAAGTTAATATAACTTGGGTTGTTTAAAGAAAATGGATCAGTTGAGCTAGCATCATATACACGAACTTCTGTATCATCATTCGTAATATGCGTAAAGTTTGCATAATAAAGAGCAGAAGTTACATAGTCTGCTAGACCTTGTGTATTAACTAAAGCATCTTTAGCTGTATCATTGTTATATAAAACAATTTGCCCTGTAGCAGGTGCGTATGGCCCTCCTACGGAATGTCCAGCAGGATAGTCTAAAATGTTTTCTTCGTAATTATTTGTTCCTTGAACAGTTACTACACCAGTACCTTGATTTATCAAATATAAGTTATCGTTATTAGCAACTTGAATACTACTAACATACAATCCAGCTCTATTACTTCCTACTAATAGTTCAAAGGATCCATTGACTAATCCATATATAGAGTTTCTATGGTTAATGCTTTCATTAAAATAAAAGCTTGCATTGCCATTTCCTCTTATAATGTCAAAACCGCCCTTGCCATCACCGGGTAAAGTGCTATTGCTATTTCCATCAGCAATAGTTATTTTTTGATCAGTAATATATAGCTGTGTAGACTCAACCTGAGTTTGACTTCCATAAACCCAAAGGTCGGCATAGATGTTAACTTTTCCTAAACCAGTAGCTGTTGGTCCTCTAGTGTCTAAATCAATGTCACCAGATTGCTTTACAACTACTTTATAGTTGCCATTACTTACATTTAATACTTTTACGGTCATATTAGCTGATTAAGGTAAGAACAATCAATGTTTCTGTTGAATCGTCCTGTAAGGTCCACTTATAATTATTACCGTTAAAAGCATGAGCTTTTCTTGCTCCTAGCTTTCTAATTGCTACAGGAGTGCCACCTGAAGCTATTCCTACTAAACTCGCATCTCCGTTACTTGCTGGAGTAACTGCATCAGTTAAACTGCAAATTGCTGTAGTAGCACCGTTGTCACTACTGCACTTAAATCTACGAGCACCTTTTTGTTTTACAATATATCCTTCGTATACTGTACCACCTGTCTTAAACCTAATTGGAAGATGTGGTGTAGCTGCTGATCCGGTTGCACCGAAATATTTTTTATTAATTTTATTTGCCATTTATTTTTCTCCTTGACGTTCTAGGTCTACGCTTGGCTAGCATAAGTCATTCTGACAAAGTATTTAGCAAAAATAACAAAGGGCGCCTGAGCGCCCTTTATTAATCGAACTAGTTCTTCTTTGTTGATTAGAAGAATGTTGGATTTGCGACTGTTACTGTTCCAAGATAATCCGCAGCATTACCTAGAGAGCTTGCAGTATTTGTTAGTTCTACATAACCATAACGTGTCATGAAGCTAACTACTGGCTCAAATGTGCTTGGATCTAGAACAACACCACTGCTCATTAATGGAATGTATGGGCAGTAGAATGCTGGTGCATCACTTTCTGTTGAACCTTTGTAACCAATAAGAACTGTGTCATTGGCAGCATATGTGTCAACATAAATCTTCATTGCACCATTTAGTGTTCCAGCAAACTTAGTGTTTGTTGGAGCTTCGAACGTACCTTCTGTTGTACGAGCAAATGCACTTGTTGTAGCACTTTGTAGCATTGTTAATACAGCAGGACTTACAACAGCCCAGTTACCAGCACCACGACGTGTGCGCTGAGCAATTGTATTACTTACGCGGTTAACTGCAACTGCTAGAGCAGCGTGCTCGTCACCAACGAATGTAGCTGTACCGCTTACAGCAGCTTGATCAAATGCGATTTGGTTTTGTGAACCAGCTAGTGTTTTAAGACTTGCTAGAATTTCACGATCAATTTCAGCTGTAATTTCTTGAGCTAAAGCAGCCATGATTTCAGCTTCAACATCAATACCGTGTTGTGCCTGCATATCCTGAGCAGCTTCAAATGTCCAGCGAGCGCTTAACTTACGAGTTTTCGCTTCAACTGTTTGCTTTAAGATCTGAATGCTCATTCTACGACCAGCTTCACCTTCTAGGGCAGCAGTTACAGCAGCCTTATCGTTAGCAGCGCCGGAGTAGCCTTCAGCAATCTTAAATGGGCTTAGTGCCTCTTCACCAGCTGTTACATCTGTACCACTTGTGCTGTTAAAGCTATCAGCATAACGTACACGTAGTGTATGGATTTGACCAACTGGACCAGTCATTGGTTGTACACCAACTAACTCGTTAGCAATAACGGTTGGCATAACGCGACGGATTACTGGAAGAATCACGCGATTTAATGTTGCAACGTTGCCGGCAGAAGTGGCACCAGCACTAGCACTTTCTGCGAGATACTTGCGAGTATTCTCGAGAGTAGTTGCCATTACTGTCTTTTTTGTGCCTTGTAGGCCTTCTAAAAGAGCCTGTTTAGTCTCTGCCCAACGGCCTGTTAGTAGTTCTGACATTATATTATCTCCTAATTGTCTTAAACTTAAATTCCAGCAAGGCGACGAATATCTACAATATTTGCGTCTTCTTTGCTGCTACTTACGCTGTTGGTTTCTTTATTGCCTGTAACTTCTTTTGCCTCAACTAATGCCTGTTTCTTCTTTGGAGCGTCACCAGCAATTACGCTTGGTAAGTACTTTTCAAAACTTGTTTTTAGTTTTGTAGTTTGTACGCTTTCAAGTAATTCCTTCATAATAGCCTTTTGCTGTGGAGCAAGAGGTGCTATTAGTTCATTCATAATACCTTGACGTTCTTGACTTTCCTTAAGAATTTTTACTTCTTTGTCTTTGCTTTCCATGACTAAACGTGCTTCTGCTACAGCGTTTTTAGCAGCGGCAAGTTCTAATTCTTTCGTGTCTATGACCTTGAGCAATTTACTTGTTTCTGATTTTTCGTTAAGATAACTGTTCTGATATTCGCTAGCAAAAGCTTCGAAGAGCTTGCGACCGAAGTCATTACGACGAGCACTTTCAATGTCTTCTTTAAGTTGACCAATTTCCTTTGTAAGGGTTTTTTCAACTGTAGATTCAACTAATTGTGCCGCACGTTTTACAAACTGTTCTTTCATTTTGCTTAATGCTTCACGACCTTCACGAACAAGTTTTACCTTAGTTTTTGCTAAGTCCTGCTTGTCTAAATGAAATTCTGCTATTTCTTGTGCAAGAGCTTCTACTACAAACTTTTCTAAAGTTTTAAATTTTGCAGCCATTTGTACTTGATCTTCGTGCAACTCTTTAACTTCAGCAGCAAGTTGTCTTGTAACGAATTCCTTCATTAGTTGAGCAGTTTTTCTGCCTTCAACAACAACTCTTGCTTTAGCTTCAGCAAGTTGACCACGATCTTCTACAAATTGCTTGATCTCATCTCTTAGCTGGTCGCCAAGCATACGATCAATTGCTTCAACCATAACCTGTTTGTCATGCTCGTAGCGTTGTGCAAATTCTTCACGTAGTTCTTGAGTTAGCTGTGAACGGGCCTCTGTAATACGAGATTCCCAAGCTTTCTCAATGTCAGCTTTTACCTCTTCAGAAATCACATTATTCTCAAATAGTTGTTTTAGTGCATCCAACATGTGATTCTCCTATTTTTATCGGAGCTTGCCTATTATTGCTAATAGGCTCTCTTTGAGATATTTTTGTGCCTTTGGATCGTCTTTAACCTCTTGCGCTATACGCAAGCTACGATAACCATTACGAGTATTCATAAGATGTTCGTATATTGGTGTAGGATACGCTCCAGGAGCACTTGGTTGAGCTACCACATCTATTGTGATAATCTCGAAA